CCGTCATGAGAGCAAAACTTAAAATTATGGCTGCAGCATTAGGCTATTCTGAATGTGAAATATTTCCAAAACAGGAATATATATTAATAGAGAGAGGCGATACAGGCAGTTTTTTGAATTTGCCTTATCATGCAGGAGATAAGACAACACGATACGCATTTAAAGACAATGGTGACGCTGCGAGTCTAAAAGAATTTATAGAACTTTATATTAAATACCGATTAACGAAAGAAAAATTTGAAAAATTAAAGATAGAAAGTGAGAAAGAACAAAACATCAAGGATGGTCCTCCTTGCTTACAAACACTATGCAAGGAAGGCTTTCCTGAGGGGACAAGAAATAACGGACTCTATAATATTGGAGTTTATCTCAAGAAAGCGAATCCAGACACATGGCAAACAGATTTAGGGACTTATAATACAAGATTCATGAAGCCACCTTTAAGTCCTCAACAAGTAATGACAACTATTTCTTCGCTTAATAAAAAAGATTATCAGTACAAATGCAAAGATCAGCCAATCTGTAACTACTGTGATTCTTTAACCTGTCAAACAAGAAAATTTGGAATAGGAAACGGCTCCTTAATGCCCGATATTTCTAATTTAAGAATTTTTACATCAGATCCACCTATCTGGTTTGTTAACGTTGGTGGCAAAACCGTAGAAGTAGATACCAAGACCCTAAGAAATTTTGACTTATTTGATGAAGCATGCATGGAACAAATGAGAACTAAGCTCCCTAATGTTTCCAAGCCGGTATGGGGAAAAGTGATTAGTAATTTAATGAAAGCCATCGAAGAAATAAAAGCTCCAGAAAGTTTAACGTTTAAAAAGCAACTTGAAGAGCATCTAGAAAATTTTACAACGGATCGAGCAGCGGGGAAACAGAAAACAGATATTAATAGAGGAGTGTCCTGGACTGATGAAGGTAAATCCTATTTTAAATTTAAAGACTTTTGGAAATATCTGCAAAACACAAGATCCTGGACAATGGAAAGAAATAAAACATTACACAAAATTGAAGAACTATTTAATGCAAAAATAGACGACAGTTTGAGTATTGCAGGAAAAACTGCTAAGGTAGTATCCATTGATGCATTTACTGCGGAAAAAGGAAAGGATGAACCACCACCAATAGAAAGACCACCCTTTGTAAAATGATAAAAAGAACAATTATACCAGGACCTCCTGGTACAGGAAAAACTTACAGACTAGTTAATACCTACCTGAAAAAAGAAAAAGAAGAATACAACACGCCATTAAAACGAATCGGTTTTTTTACGTTCAGTAAAAACGCCACTAATATTTCAGTGGGACGGGTCACAAAATTATTCAGTAAAATTGATTACGACGAAGATTTAAAATATTTTTGTACACTACACGCTTTAGGAACAAGAGAATGCGGCATCAACACTAAAACTCAACTTTTAAAAGGAAAAAAATGGGACGCTTTTAAAACTTACGTCGGCGGAATAGCTGCCAATTTAAATTTTGAAACTTATGCCACGGAAGATGGGAACATGATCTATGGTAATGATTATATCAAGCTTATCAATTTAGCTAAATGCAGAAAAATATCCCTAGAAAATCAATATGGTTTACAAGAACACTTACAAGACATTAGTTATTCGAATTTAGAATATTTGAATCGATGCCTGATTAAATTTAAACAACAAACAGGAATGTTTGAATTCATTGACATGATTTCTTTATTCATTAAAAATAAAAAATGTCCCCAATTTGACGCTGTGTTTTTAGATGAAGCCCAAGACTTGAATAATCTTCAATGGGAAATGTTTCACTATATCGAATCTAACGCCAAACGATCTTATATTGCAGGTGACGATGATCAAGCCATTATGGGTTTTCAAGGAGCCAATCCAACACATTTCATAAGACTTCATAAAGAGGAAAACACAACGATTGATAGATCATTAATAAAATCAAGAAGAGTTCCAAGACAAGTATTAAAATTAGCAAAACAAATTTTAGATAAGATACCTTTAAACGAAAGAGTTCCTAAACAATGGAAACCAAGAGATTTTGAAGGAACGGTAAACTGGGTATCTAATTTTGAGCAAATTGATTACAGCAAAGGTAAATGGATGCTTATGACTAGAACCAATAAAATGTTAGAGCCATTAAAAGATTTTTTTGAAGATAAAGGTTACTACTACGGGAGTAAAAAAGGGAATAATTTAGTAAGTGCAGATTTATTACAGGCTATTGATACCTGGAGAAAATTAAATAAAGGACAATTAATGCCAGCTAAATTAGCACAGAAAATGTACACGTTCATGACCGTTAAAGGTGGAAATTTAAAACGAAATTTTGGCAGCGGTATTTCTTTGAAAAATGTCATTGAAGATTTAGTTAATATTGAAGACTTAAGAAACGAGCATGGTCTGCTAGCGACGGGCGGCTGGGAACAAGCGCTAGATAAAATTAATGAGAAAAAAAGAAATTTTATAATCGCCATGGAAAAAAACGGCGAAGACATATCCCCAGAAGTTAAACCGCGAATTAGACTATCAACTATTCATGGAGCAAAAGGCGACGAAAGACAAAATACTGTTTTAATGTTAGACATTGATTACAATAGTTTTAATGCCTATCAAAAAGATCCAAGCCCAGAACATCGATTATTTTTTGTAGGAATTACACGGACATTTGAAAATTTGTATATTGTTAATCAATCAGGAGAATACGGTTATCGAATATGAAACCTGATTTAGATTTTTTAGAAGACGTTCTCTTAATTACGGTTTTTTGTATTACTTCATCAGTCGTTACGAAAGTCTTATTAGGAATATGAAAGTAAAAGATTACATCAAAAAGATGGACTCATTGTACAGAATAAAACCAGAAAGTTCTTACGATAAACAAATTGGAGGAACTCATTATAAAAAAATGAAAATTCAGCCAAGTAAATTTGTCATAGAGAACAAATTGCTTTTTCCAGAAGGAAATGTTATTAAATATATTTGTAGACATCAATATAAAGGAGGAAAGGAAGACTTGGAAAAAGCTAAACATTTTATCGATATGATTATTGAAAGAGATTACGAAGAAGAGAAAGAGAAAACAGAAACATGGATAGAAGGTTATAAAAAATGGAAAGCCGGTAAATAATGTTCGAAGCTCAAACCGAATGGATAGCCCCGGACAATTTTCCAGACCTGAGTGGATATAAACTCATAGCAATAGATCTAGAAACAAGAGACCCCGATTTAAAATCAAAAGGATCCGGTGCTGTTATAGGCAACGGCGAAATTATTGGAGTTGCTGTGGCAGTAGACGGTTGGTGTAAATACTACCCCTTCGGTCATGAAGGGGGTGGTAATTTAGATAAAAAAAGAATTTTAAGTTGGATTGCTGATGTTTGTGCTACTGAAGCAACTAAAATATTTCACAATGCCATGTATGATATCTGTTGGCTTCGTTATTATGGAATAAAAGTTAATGGACATATTGTAGATACTATGGTCATGGCTTCTTTAGTTGATGAAAATAGAATGCGTTACACATTGAATGCACTAAGTTGGGAATATTTAGGAGAAAGAAAAAATGAATCTACTTTATTTGAAGTCGCTAAAAACTGGGGCATAAATGCTAAAGCAGAATTGTATAAATTACCAGCAATATATGTCGGTGAATATGCAGAAAAAGATGCTTATTTAACATTAAATTTATTCAAACGACTATCAACCGAAATTAAAAAAGAAAATTTAACAGAGATATTTGATCTGGAGACTCAACTCTTTCCTTGTCTAGTAGATATGCGATTTAAGGGCGTCCGCGTAGACGTCCAAAAAGCTCACCAATTAAAAGAAAAATTACTAGTACAAGAAAAGCAATTCCTGTCAGAAATAAAAAAAGAAACACAGATAGAGCCTCAAATATGGGCCGCACGATCGATTGCCAAAGTTTTTGACAAATTAAAATTACCTTACGAAAGAACTGCAAAAACAAATGCGCCATCATTCACCAAAAATTTTCTGCAAGAACATTCTCATCCTGTCGTTAATAAAATAGCAAAAGCCAGAGAAATAAACAAGGCACATACCACTTTCCTGGATACCATTTTAAGATATGAACACAAAGGTAGAATCCATGCGGATATTAATCAAATAAGATCGGATCAAGGTGGCACTGTCACTGGAAGATTTTCATATTCTAATCCAAATCTACAACAAATTCCCGCACGCAATAAAGATCTCGGACCAATGATTCGATCTCTATTCCTTCCCGAGGAGGGTTGTGTATGGGGATGTTTTGATTACAATCAACAGGAGCCTAGACTCGTAGTCCATTTTGCAGCAACAACTGCAAGCATAAGAGAAGATGCATCGGTAAAAGAAATTGTAGATAATTATTCCAATAGTAATATTGATTTCCATAAAACCGTTGCCGATATGGCAGGCATTAGTAGAATCCAAGCTAAAACAATTAATCTTGGATTATTTTATGGAATGGGTAAAGCCAAGTTGCAAGCAGAATTAGGATTAAGCACGAAACAAGAAGCTGAAGAACTATTCAATCAGTATCACGAGCGAGTTCCATTTGTTAGAGACTTGATGAATGAAACATCAAGATGGGCTTCAAGAGAAGGAGAAATTAGAACTCTTCTAGGAAGAGGATGTAGATTTAATAAGTGGGAACCTGCTCAATTTGGTATGCACACACCTATGACGTGGGAAGATGCGATGAAAAAATATGGTGAAAATAGAATCAGAAGAGCTTTTACCTACAAAGCTCTAAATAAATTAATACAAGGATCTGCAGCAGATATGACTAAAAAATCGATGCTGGATTTGTATAAAGAGGGTATTATAGCCCATATACAGATTCACGATGAGCTGGATATTTCTGTAGAATCTGATAAGAAAGCTGAACAAATAATTGAAATAATGGAAGCTGCAGTTGACCTGGAAGTGCCTAATAAAGTAGACTACGAATCTGGGAAAACTTGGGGCGATATTTACGATTAGGAGGAAATATGGAACAAGCAAAAAAATTATGGGCATTAGCATTAGCTCATAAAAAGATTTCTATTGCTGTAGCAGTAGTAGTTGTTTTAATAATCATAGCAAGTTAGGACTTTATGTTGGATGGCATACTTAAACGCGAATATTCCTGTGACTTACGCACAGATCAGGAGAGAGTATCTCTATGATCTTAAGGAACATCATGGAGAAGCTGAAGACTGTATCATTTTCGCGTTGGCTAGTATCACTGGTCGTCCGATTTTATTCCATGCCATTATGGAAAACGGTGCAGTCTTTTACCGTTTACCCATCTCTGCATTTATCCAAAAAGGCTATAATGTCAAAGAGGTTCCTCGGCTGCGACTTGATGAGTTGGAGCTATGGAATTGCTTTAGTTACTATCCTAGCGTTACTTCTTTTGATGTCTTGGACGGTCAGTCCGGTAAATTCATAGGTAAAGACAAAAAATGGCGTTCCGGTGCATACCTTTTTACAGTTGACTGGGCTCATCCAGAGAGTAATATAGTCGACACGGATCATTCAGAAATCCCGCAGGAGCATAAGTGCGCTCACATAATGGCCTTGGATGACGGCAATTATGCGGCTCAGCCAAACAATAGACTAATCTGGAGTATTCCTTCCTTTACGGTAAGGGATGAAATACCATTCGATTGGAAGGTACAAACTTCCGAATGGAATGTTGAAGATGATCGTAAATGGGTAACAGAAGATACCGATAAGTACTTCTATAATATTGAGGAGACCAAGGATGATTAAAAAAATATGGAAAATAATATGTAGTCCATGGAATAAATTTGTTAAATGGTTATCAAGTGGATTACCTAAAGGAAAAGATGACTAAGTGTAAAGATTGTTTGTGTGATTGTCACTGTAATATAAGCGGACATTCAGATGCTAATGGTGTATGTGCATGCGAAAAATGTAATTGTAATCCTCAAGGAATTACAGTAAATAATGACGAGTGTTTATCATGCCAGTAGACAAAACAAAATGTTGTAATATGCATACCAAAGAAAAGGAACAGTCTGGCGAATGCTGTCAACTTGAAGATCAAGAAAAAGCAGAACAAGACACCTATGAACACTCAATTAAAGCAAAGGAGCAAAAATGAATAAATTATTTCTAGTGCTCGCACTGTTATTTGCCTTGAGCGCCTGCTCGGTAGGCAAAAAATGTACTTATACCCAAGAAGGAACGAAGATTTCGTCTTATGTATGGTTCTTTCAGGGCGACAAGCCGATTGATTTAGACAAAAACAACTGTACTTAGGAGTTTATGGAAATTGATGAAGTATTTGTATACGTTTTTAATGCTGACACTATTGGTGTGTTCAACAGCTTACGCAGGTTCAACCCAGACTAATGTTTCTGGGTCCAATACCGCTATTGAAGGTGGATATGAATCTAGTACAACTTACCAATCAGGAAGTGAATCAACTTCAACAACAACAAATTCAACCACTTCTAATATAAGATCATCACCTCCGACGGCTGGCGCACCTTCCTATAATTCCATGACACAAGATGTATGTGCC